TGAAGCTGTGGAGCGATAATCACCGTAGATGCTTTATTTCGGATAAAGCGGGACTTTCTTGGTCGGTCAGTTACCAGATGAGGACGGGTGATGCTTGCACTTACTTGGCTAACACTCTCGTGAACTTGGCAATGTGTGTTTACGCTTTGGACCTGTCCACGTGTGAATACATGATTGTTTCAGGTGATGACAATCTTACGAAGTCACGGGAGAGCATCGTTGTCGACAACAGTATATTTGTTGAGGTCTTCAACATGCAGAGCAAGATTCCCGATCCCTGCGTTGATTACGTGTGCAGCAAATTCTTATGCATGGACAATTTAGGTCGTACCCACGCTGTGCCGGATCCTGTTAAATTAGCGTCTAGGTTAGGTAGGAAGGACATACCGTCAACACCAGGTATGTTGGAGGAGGTTTTTACCGGTATGAAGGATGCTACTCGCAACCTCTTCAACAACGAGATTATGGAGGATCTGGAGTTCAAGGTATGCATGAAGTATAAATGTGAATTCTCCAACTTCCGGTCGGCGGTCTGCGGATTGAAGCATTGTTTTGCCTCATTCAAGAACTTCTCCGAGTTGTTTGATGATAACGGTGAGATCTCCACCAACCCTTTGAATCCCGTCACTGACAAGCAATTTAAGGGGGTTCATAAGAAATGGTCGCCCAAGTCTATTAAGGCCACCGAAGGCGCCGAGCTTGAAGCTCATCGGCTCCGTTTGGACAACATCAGGTCTTGGATTTGATCCACGATGGGTCAGTCCTCCTCTTCGAAGAGGGCAGGGTGATTTGTTGTTTTACGTTGTGTTGTCGTATGTTAGGGTTCGTTTAGATCGGGTGTGTTCGTAGGTGACGCTGATGGATGAATCCTTGATCATCTATCACGAGGAAGGTTACATCGGAGTTCCCTGGTTTGTTGACCAGGAGGTTCCCGCGGTTGATCCTTTCCCTGACTGGTTAGTTAGGTTAGAGTACGTAGATTACGTTTTGGATCCTTATCTGTGGTGCGAGCTTCCACGGTGCTTGGCTGTCAACATATGCCAACGTGTCGAGAGGCATTGGCGTTTGGAAGAGAAAGTGATAGCCGAGGAAGAAGCTCGGGCCGCTAACGCTGAGGGTTTGGAAATATACAGGCAGCAGCAGTGGGATTTGTGGTCTGAATCCTCAGCTGATTTAGGTTACGATACTGACGGTGAACCGACCCTTGATTTTGAAGACTATCTTTCGGACGGAACGCCTGTCGGTGGATATGACTGAATGGACTCATGGCGTCTCCACAGGCCGGCGTAATGGCTTACCTGTTGGATATGTGCTGGGTGTGGTCACTGTTGCCGTGGAGGATGACGACGTTTTTGTCGTCAGTGCAGTGGGTTCGCAGACTTCGCTGGAGTATTCTTTGGTTTCTGGTGTTTCTTGTACCATTCAAACGTACCAGAGCCCGAGTTTACCTCCTGCCGTTCAGGCCTCGAAGCGACATGAATATATCGAGGAGGTTGTGAACGAGGTGACTGAGGATAATACTCAGTATTTGTATGATACATCTTCGCCTCAATCTGATGACGATGGTGATGATGATTCCTGAGAATAAAACTCACGTACTTCGATAAATTGAGTTTGGCGGTACTATAACCGGCGAGAAGAAATCTCTAAATTGAGGTAGGCGGTCCTTAAACCGGCAACTCTGCGTTAGGAGGATAAAGTGACGAACTTCTGTGTCGGGAAGTGAAAGCGACAAACTTCTATTGGTTAGAAGAGAAACTATCACCCGTGGCTGTTCACCACGTTAAACAATCCCCAAGCACACTGGGTAACAAATGTGATGCTTGTCTGAGTAACTCAGGCCGTGGTTTACACGTTAACAACAAGTCTGGCGGTACTTAACCGGCGTGAAGAAAAACACTAAATTGAAATCCCAACTTACGAGAAGGGTTATATGAAGGAATGGCGACTAAGCAGTAGGTCGATGATAATTCATATAAGAAGTTATATCCCCTCCCCTTGGGTGGATTGCAACAACACAAGATTTCGCGAATCTGGGTGTTGACTTCGAGCTGCTTTAGCAGCTCTCCGTGAGGAGACCTAAAAGGACC